TTGATGGTTGCCACTCTTTGTTCTTCCGGCACTGACGGAAACTTGTTTGCGGCTGTCAATCTTCAGGATGACGAAAATGTGATCCAGATTGACAAGTGGACGAATGCCAGCGAACTATATTTCATCAAAATGTTAATGAAGGCAGATACGAACATCGGCTTCGGTGAAGAATTCATTGCGCTGGACTGGAGAGAAAACGGTTCGTTTAAGCCGGCAGCCGTTCAGGCAGCCAGTACCAAACATGTTGACGAAACAGACGGCAATTGATAACTCATGAGAGGACTACGCAACAACAATCCGGGCAATATCCGGAACAGTAAAACGGCATGGCAGGGGGAAATAACCCCCTCTACCGACCGCAGTTTCAAACAATTCAAATCAACGGCTTACGGTTATCGTGCCATGATTAAGCTGCTTCAGAATTACTCCCGGTTGAACGGATGCCATACGCTCCGGACAATGATAAGCCGATGGGCTCCTCCGAGTGAGAATGACACCCGCAGCTACATTTCCACTGTGTCCAAACTCACAGGGATTGATCCGGACAAACGAATTAACATTGACGACAGGCGGACCATGTGTTGTCTGGCAGCTGCCATGAGCCGTGTAGAGAATGGAGTCCCGGCAGTAACGGCGGATGTGGAAGCCGGTTGGGACTTATTGTAAAATCTGATAAAACAGTGAAGGCATGTCTATAGATTTAATTATGCAGATTCTTCAATGGCTTATTCCTGTAGGTAGTGCCGGAACTGTTATAGGATGTATATTTTATAGAGACCTGCGCAAAGCACGTGAAGCCAAAGAGAAGAATGACATTTATAAGGATATGTATGACAACATCTCCGGAACATTAATCGAACTTCAGAATGAAAATAAACGATTGTATAAAGCTGTCCGGCAACTTAACCAGACTATTCAGAAGGCTACCAGTTGTCCTCATTTCGCTTCTTGTCCTATGCGTGACGAGTTGCAGAAGTCCGAACGGATTGACACGAATGCACCGTTCAGACAGCCTGCAAAGCATAAAAAGAGCCGCGCTGACCCTGATGCCTGTTCCTCCGGATACCGCGGCAATGAAGATACCGGAAGCGAAGTTAACGATGCTTCCTACGGGAGCGGGATATAGCACCCGGAGTGGCCGGGCTACTGTGAATGTGAGACGAACGGATGACGGCGATATTGAAGTGACTGCCATTTGTGACAGTCTGGCACGCCAGGTGATTATTCTGGAAGAAGAATTAACACGGATCCGTAATGAAACCGGTAAGGAAGAAAAGCCGCCGGGAGTGGTACGTGAACCTACCGGCTGGCAATGGTTTCAGATATGGACGGGAAGGATCGCCGTTATCTGTCTCATTCTAATAGTAATCAAACGGCGATTTTACAAAACTAAAAAGTAATAGAATGGAAAAAGGATATATACATGGCAGTGATATGCTGGTGGGGCTGATGCTTGAAGATGCCTTCACTCCTATGGGACACTCGAAGACATGTACGATAAGCAATAAAGCGGAAACCAAGGAGCGTGCTGTAAAGCCAACTTTGGAAACCAAGGCGGCGGCATCCAGTGCCGGCAAGTGGAAGGAAAAATCAGTAAGCGGTTTGTCTGTTGAAATCAGTTCCGAAGGTTTTAAATTTTATGGGGATGAAATGGGATACGACAAACTCCTGGAACTTTGGGAAAAGAGTGAACCCGTAACTGTACGTTATGCGCTTCGTGGTGAAGAAACAACGAAGTATCGTGAAGGAAAGTTCCTTATTACCAGTCTTGACGAGACATCGCCTTCGGATGATGATTCTACCTATACCATTTCGTTGGAAAACTCCGGTCCGGTAGCCACTAAAACAGTGGCTCCGCAAGGATAGTGTGTCATTTCTAATAGTTGAATCTTACAATGAATAAAGTAATCATTTGCGCGAAAGAATATCCCTCCCGTGTTACAATGGGGGCAATGATCGACTTCAAACATGAAACGGGCAAGGATGTAAATGAGATCGGTGCTGACATAGAACAGTTGACAATGTTCATGTATTGTTGTGTACGTAGCGCTTGCCGTGCTGATAAGGTGGATTTCCAATTGACCTTCGAGCAGTTTGCTGACGGCATCAACCTGGACGATTTCACCTCTTTTCAGAATGGAATGGCTATGGAAGAAAACGGGGCAAAAAAAAAGAAGGGGGCGAAAGTGTAACAATCGAATCTCTGTTAGGACTGGCTATGGGGTGTGTCGGGATGTGTCTGAATGATTTCTGCCGTCTCACCCCATTAGAGTTTACAGCCGTCTTTGAAGCCTGGCAACAAAAAGAAACGTATGCGGAACGCAGACAGTGGGAACAGTCACGTTTTCTGGCTTGCAGTATATTGAAACCTTACAGTAAGAAAGGGCTGGAATTGACTGACGTATGCCGGTTCTCCTGGGATGTACAGCCTGCAAAGGAAGCGGAGGAAGAGCCCAGTACACAGGAAAGGTTTGACGAAATCAAGGCTCTGTGGAATAGGGCTTGAGGTTTTTCTTCTCTTCTTCCAGTTCGTGGATGAGCTCGTCGATATCCTTCTCGGTTAATTCACACTTTTCCCTATGGAAAAGCAATAGCAACGCTCCACCTCCGAAGAATACAACTAATAAGAATCCGATAAAAGTCATAGGCTCATTACTTTAACTACGCAAATATATGGAAAAAGTTTCATTTGACATCGTTTTGAACCTGAAAAATAATATTTCAGGTGCATTGGCCAACGTTAGAAAAATGTTTGATGGCGTTGATAAATCGGCGAAGTCAGTATGTTCGACAACCGCCCGGTTCGGAAGTCTCTGCAGCAAATTGAAAATGCCTGACGTCAACGCTTTGCTTGGAGTGACGGAACGCCTTAGCAGTAGTTTTAGTGAATTGTCTCAAGGAGGTATGTCCTTCGGACAGTCTATGGCTGACCTTAGTTCTATTACCGGTATTCTTGGTGATGACCTTGAAGCACTGAGGGAGAATGCCCGTAAACTCGGAAAAGATTCCGGTCTCGGAGCTGATACGGCCGCCCGTGCATATTCGATTCTTGCCAGCCAGATAGATGTTGCCACAATCGGTATGTCCGGTTTGAACAACTTGCAGGCAAAGAGCGTGACGTTGGCGCAAGCCTCAGGAATGACCATTGATGCAGCCGCCACATCTCTGGCAGGTACGATCAACCAGTTCGGATTATCGGCCAATGAGGCGGAACGGGTTATCAATGTGCTGGCGGCGGGAAGTAAATATGGGGCGGCCGAAATCGGGGAGCTTTCACAAAGCTTTAAGGTAGTAGGTTCAGCCGCTTCCGCCATGGGCCTGACAGTGGAGCAGAGTGCAGGAGCGCTTGAAGTACTGTCCAAAGCCAACCTGAAAGGCAGCGAAGCCGGAACCGCCTTGAGAAACATCATCCTGAAATTGAATACGGAATTGGGGGTTGACCTGAGCAAAACATCCCTTTCTTCCGCCCTAGATGCCCTTAAACCGAAGTTGACGGATGCCGCTTATTTGAGTAAACTTTTCGGTATGGAGAATATTGCCGCCGCCCAGTATCTGATTCAGAATGCAACAGCTGTTGATGAAATGACTCATAAACTGACCGGAACCAACGTTGCGCAGGAACAGGCGGCTATACGGACGGAAACCAATGCGCACAAGCTGGAAGTGATGCGCGCGAAGGTAGACGACCTGAAAATCAGTATCTCCAATACGCTGGGAGGATTCTCTGCCTACGCGGCTGTATTAAGTGAAAACTCCCTGTTGCTCATGTCAATGTTCCTTAGTGCTAAGGAAGTCATTGGAGCGCTGAACAAAGTCGGAATAGCCGGTAAAGTTGCCACTGTAGTCCAATTATCTTATAACGGGGCTGTGAACCTGGGCAAGCGCGCCCTCTATGTATACCAGATACAGGTGCTTGCTGCCCGTGCGGCAATAGTCTCCACCACAGGTGCCACAAAGTTGATGAATATAGCAATCGCAGCCAGTCCGTATGTGCTTGCCGCTGTCGCTGCCGTTGCTTTGGGCGCTGCCATTTATAAAATAGCCACACGCAGCAGTGAAGCGGAGAAGGCTCAGAACAAGTTAAATGAGGCAATGTCTGGCATGCAGAAAGAAGTCACGACGGAACGTCTGAAACTGGATGCGCTATTCGCTCCGTTGTTGAATGCGAAGAAGGGAACGGATGAATGGAAACGTGCCCGTGACCGCATACAGGAAACCTATGGCGATTACTTGCAACGATTGGGCATTGAAGAAATTAAGGTAGATAATGCGCGCAAGGCGTATGATTTGCTGTCTGAAGCGATCATCAATACAGCACGAGCTCGTGCCGGGGAAAAAGCATTAACTTCTGCGGGGGACTCATTAGCCGGTAAAGAAAGCGAGATGCTGACTAAAATGCGTAGCGTGCTCACTCAAAAGTTTGGTGAGGAAACCGGTGCACGAGTATTTGATGGCATAGCTAACAGCATTCGTAAAGGCGAGAAGGAAATACCTGAACGGTGGGCGAAATTTATTAAGAAACTGGATGTAATAGAAGTGTATGGACAGGCGGGGAAAGTTAATACAACTAATCCGGTCATGACGTATGTTAATGGAATCAAACAGGCAAGGGCTGACTATGAGAAAGAATATAACCGCATTGTTTCTGTATTCGGCAAAACTATTCCTGAACCTAAAGTTTCTCAGAAAACGGTAAAGGGAGAAGGGGATAAGAAAAATGACAACCTAAAGCAAGAGTCTCTTACTCTGTCTGATATCAAGAAGAAAATAGAAGAACTCCAAGCCGCGCAACAAACGGCATCGGACGAGGAGGGCCGTAACATACAGGTTCAGATCAATCAGCTAGAGACCCTTAAAAAGGCTAAAGAAAAAGCGATGGGTATCGGAGGCGACCCAGCTTTTATAAGTGGCAGTATTGATGCCATGAAAACTGAACTGTCTAAATATGAAAAAGAACTGTCCGCTAAGCCTGTCGGACAAGCCTCCATAGAGTTACAAGTTAAGATTGACAGGTTGAAGAGTCAAATCGAAGGCGTAAAAATATGGATTGAGAAGGAGGCTTTTAAGAGTACTCATGGTGAGATTAATGTAGGTGTGGTTCCTGCTTCCGATGCCGGACGTACGCTTGGAAAAATGGCGGAAGATTTTCAGAATGAAGAGAATAACAAACATCCCAAGCAGCAGCCGGACATACTAACACATGACTACATCAAGAAAATGAAACTCCCTGAATTTGATATGCCAAAGTTGGAACCTAAGAAGTCCGGTTTTGAACAATGGAACGAAGCTGTTGACAAAGCATATCAGAAGAATCAGGATATGGTTGAAAGTATGGGAGCGGTGGGCAGTGCAATGGGCAGTATAGGTCAAGCTGTCGGAGGAGCTGCGGGAGAATGGCTGAACTGGGCAGGAAATGTTGTCCAGTCCATAGGGGCTGTTATTCCACAGATACTGGCATTAATAGGCGTACAACGACAGGAAGTGACAGCCAATACCGCACAAGCCGGTTCCGGTGCTGCAGCAGCTACATCAAGTATCCCTATTGTCGGTCCTATTCTGGCGGTGGCTGCTGTGGCGAGTGTGTTGGCTGCTTTGGCGAGTTTACCCAAATTTGCAAACGGTGGACTGGCATACGGTCCCACAATGGGGATTTTCGGTGAATATTCCGGTGCCCGGAACAATCCGGAAGTAGTTGCACCACTCAACAAACTCCGCCAATTGATTCAACCTTCCGGTGGTATGGGTGGAATTGTAGAATTCAAGATAGATGGCAGAATGCTTCGTGGTGTTTTAAATAAGGTAGACCGATATAATCAACGTACAAGATAAGACAATGGAAAAGCAATTAAGATATCAGGGGGAGTTCTTCAGTGTGGCAGGTGTACTGTGGCGTGTTGAGATATGGCAGGATGCGGATGTTCCTTATCCGGCTGTTGCGGAACTTCGTTTTCCGGCAGAAACCCCGTTGGTATTCGAATGGGCGGAAACTGATAAACTGGAGCCGGTGCAGGGCAGTGCCGCAACCTTGGAAATAGTCAGCAAGGTAAACCGGCAATATAAAGACCTGTATACTGTTGAAGCAGGAAGTATCCGCATGGATGCATATCGGGATGATGTGTTGTACTGGAGCGGTACGTTGGATACAGAAGCTTATGAAGAACCGTTCTCTTATGAAAATGAATATGAGGTGAAGCTGACGTTCAGTGACTTTTCCTTGCTTGACCGGATGAATTTCTCTTTGAGGGGGACACGTTCGATAAGTGTCTTGATTGATAACTTTATTGCTGAGACTAAAATAAATAACCGGGGGATTGAAAGATACATATCAACTACTTGTAGCTCGGTTTCCGGTGAAATGTTGGATAATGTAGGAATCAGTTGTGAGAACTTTTATGATGAGGAGGGAGTGCCGTTGACGATGCGCGAAGTGCTTGACGAAATTCTTCGTCCGTTTGCTCTACGTCTGATCCAGCGTGAAGGAAAACTGTTTATCTATGATTTGAATGCCGTACAAGCAGAATTTAAACCCGAACAAATTCGCTGGGAAAGTGATGACGCAGTATTGGGAGTCGACAAGACATATAAGAATGTGACTCTTACTTTCAGTCCTTATCCTCAAAAGAAACTTTATTCTACTACATTGACAGAAAAAATGCTTGATGAAGGAGCGGAACGGTATTATGTAGCCAAGGATCTAAGCAAAAGTCCGTTTGTGGATAATAATATCGGCTTTATGATTGACCTTAAAAAAACAACCGGGGTAAGTGAAGAACTGGAGATAAGACCTGACAAGGCTTTACTTTTCAGGATTATTCCTGTCTTTTCCGGGAGTGAGGCCTTCGGAATAGCATCACGCATCAGGGATGTATATAAGATGCCGCTTTTGGGAACTGAAACTCCCATAGATACCTCCGGAAGTGATTATGGAGCACCGTGGCTTTTTAAAGTACGGCGTACTTTGTCATTACCGGAAACACGTGTTGTTTTTAATTATTCTTCTCCAGGTGTAATTCTGGATGGAAAATCCTGTTTGACTGATATAATGCTGCGATTAAAAGTCGAAGCGATGATTGATGGCAGATATAACCCTTTTGAAGAAGCGACGGCATTAAACGGAAAAAGTGCCTATGAGAAAATGCAGGATATCAAGGAATATAATATATCATATATCTTGCGGATTATTGATACGGACGGAAATATAAAGATGCATTATGAAAATAGGGTATATGACAAAGAATCAGAGGAGGAAGGATTTTTCCGGCATTATAAAGAGATAAACGGTAAATGGGTGGATGGAGATGTAGAATATGGTACTCCTAAAATGACTTCTCTAAGGTATTATGACAGTGGTGGATATACAGGTTGGAGGGGTGGCTGGCAAATGAATCGGGTTGGATATCTGCGCTCGTATATTCCGCGTACAGCATCAGGGGAAGGTGATCTTATCCCTATTCCTCCCGGAAACCAAGGATGTACACTGGAACTGACAATTATAAGTTGTTTCGCCCGCGTGGTTAATCCACATAAACATAACGGTCTTACAACTGACTCGCATACCATTCCACGCTGGGTTTTGTTCAAAATTCCGGAATTGACTCTGGTCAATCAATACGGAAAAGAAGTGGTTGGTAATGATATTGAATATAAAACATGGCTCAATTCTTCTGCAAAAGAAGAAAAGAAGATTGAAACGATTGTGGGAACACCATGTACCTCCACAAATTTCGGAATGGGAATGTTGTTGGATGTATCTAGCCGTACAACGTTACAGATATTTACCCGTGCCGGAGTATCCGCATCATTGGAAAAGCTGTTGATTGGCACTTGGTACAGTAACTATAACAGACGCATGAATATGCTCTCCGGCACAGTCCGCTTATTAAACAGGTTCGGTACATATACGGATGTTAGCGAACCCGGCACATATTTAATGGTAGGGGATGTTCAGGACGTACGTGAAGATGAAAGTAATGTGAAATTGGCGGAGATAACTCCGGATAATTTCGAGGGAATAGAGTACGAATAAACAAACTGCTTGCAATGAAAGAAAAATATAATATTGTCATATCAGAACGTCAAGCCGTCCCACGCAGTAAAAGAATGCGTGAAAAGGGACAATCTGCCTCTTCTGCAGCTGTACTGGTATCTGGAGCAAGTGAAGGAAATTCTTCCTGTGATAGACATACTCATACAAACCTTCCTGCTCTTGAACGTATCGGTTTTGACGAGGGAGATGACAAATATTTGATGGTGCGTGTTGGTACTGTCGATGATGAAACAGGTGAGTTGATTGTTACTCATGAGAAAGTAAAAGCAGGCTATGCGGATAAGGCCCACGAATTGGATGAAGACAGTCCGATGAATGAGAAATTTCTTCGTAAGGACCAACCTGATAGTACCGATTTTCTATTAAGAGCTAATGGCGGTCTCATTGTTCGTTCGGATGCTAATAAAGAATTATCCAGCGATTTAGCAGAATCAGCAAAAGAAAATCCCGAAAATAAAAGTGTTATGATAACATCATTAATGGAATTACCTAAATCTGGCAGACTTGGCTCCAGCTCTTTAGGCGAAATGGACAATACGGACGAATCATTTGATTCGGTCCCGGACGGCAACTACATGATGCAAAAACGTGCCGGCGTATATTATCCCGTGAAAGCGGCCGCAGCCGGCGGAGGAACAAAGCTCACGCTTGCTTTTGTCACCCCGTCCAACATGACTGCGGTTCATGGTAAGGAGACACTGATCAAGTACACATACTCATCTACCTTGTCCGGAGAGGAAACCGGTGAAGGCATCGCAACCTATACTTTGAACAACAAGCAGGTAGCTTCTGAAACAATCAACCAGGGCGAAGTCTCATTCAATATAGGCAAGTACCTGGCATTAGGGGATAATATCCTTGTCGTTCAAGTTACCGACAGTTACGGAGCCACCCGCAAGCTGACATTCAAGATCAGTGCGGTAAGCATTTCCATTACTTCTACTTTCGATGATTCAAAGGCATATACCGGAGCGGTCTCATTTCCATATACCCCAATGGGTGCGGTCGAGAAAACAATTCATTTTCTTGTAGATGGTAAGGAAACAGGTACTTACATCACCTCTGTGTCCAACCGGCAGCAGACATATTCAATCCCGTCACAGGCGCATGGCCCACATACGCTCGACGTCTATGCGACTGCAACGATCAACGAGACAGAAGTAGAGAGTGAACATCTACGCTATGACATTATCAGCATTGTATCCGGCAACAACACGCCGGTTATCGCGTCTTCCTTCAGGACTGCCGAAGTAGAACAGTTCGGCACACTCCTGATCCCCTACATCGTCTATAATCCGGTTACTACAACAAGCGATATCACCCTGTCAGCTAATGGAACCGTGATCAGCGAGCAAACGATAGACCGTACCCGACAGACGTGGAGTTACCGGGCAGAAACGCCCGGAGACCTGGAGCTGAAAATAGCGTGCGGATCTGTGTGCAAAACATTCAACCTGACGGTTACGGAATCAGAGATAAATGTTCATCCGGAAGAAGCGGATTTGAACCTCTTCCTCACTTCCGTAAACAGGAGTAATAATGAAGAAGGGAAAAATGTCTGGAACTACGGAGAGATCTTCGCTATACTTACCGCATTCAATTATGCGACGAACGGCTGGATCAAGACGATTGACGGATTCGTAGCTCTTCGTGTTAATGGCGATGCCCGTGTAACCGTCCCCTACAACTCCTTTGCCGACGACTTCCGTTCTACCGGTAAAACGATCGAGTTTGAGTTTGAAACAAGAGACGTTACCGACTATGACGCAGTCATCCTCAGCTGCATGAATGCCGGCATCGGACTTGAAGTAACCGCACAAAAAGCTATATTCAGATCAGAACAGAGTGTAGTTGAGACGCAATTCAAGGAGGATGAACGGGTACGCATTTCTTTCGTTGTTGAGAAGAAAGCGGAGAACCGGCTGATCTTCGTGTACATAAACGGTGAGATCTGCGGACTGATTCAGTATCCGGAACAGGACAACTTCACCCAGCCCAATCCGGTTGGAATCTCAATCGGTAGCGGTGACTGTACCGCAGATATCTTTAATATACGTGTCTACGACAATGCCCTGAACCGTTATCAGCTTCTCGACAATTACATAGCCGACATGGACAACCTTGAACTGAAGCGCAAACTGTATGCCCGGAATAACATTTATGATGACTATGGGAATCTCAGCTATGAGAAGCTGGCGGATAAGAACATCTCGTTCACCATTATCGGTGAGCTTCCGACTTTCAAGGGAGACAAGAAAATCGTTACTCTTGTCTATGAGGACAGGGAGCATCCGGAACGCAGCTGGACAGCACCCGGTACAGAGATTGACGTACAGGGAACTTCTTCGCAATGGTATCCTCGAAAGAACTTCAAGACAAAATGCAGGCAGGGATTCACCATGACCGTTACCGGAGAGCATGTCGATAAGGTGGCAATCTTTGAAGGTGAAATTCCTGTGAGTGTATTCTGCTTCAAGGCGGACTTCGCAGAATCAAGTGGTGTACATAACACCGGTATGGCCCGTTTGATCGACTACATCTTGCGTGGCATGGGATTTCTGACTGAGGCACAGAAGGCGGATCACCGTGTCCGGACAACAGTCAACGGTCGCCCGTCAGTGATGTGGCATCAGATATCGGAAGATGCCGAGAAAACGTCACTGGGTAAATACAACTTCAATAACGACAAGTCAACGAATGAGACATTCGGTTTCAAAGTCGGCTGTGAAAGTTGGGAAATACTTAATAACACTTCCTACCGGGTACTCTTCAAGAGATCCGACTATATAACCGTCGATTCCGAAGGCAACGTAGAATGGCTGAAAGACTTCGAAGCCCGTTATCCGGACGGAAACGAAGACTACACAAATCTGAAACGCCTGACTGACTGGCTTGTCTCCGTAAAGGATAACCCGACAAAGTTCAGGGAAGAAGCGGCTCAGTACCTGGATATGGACTTCATGCTATCATACTACACGATAACAGAGTTCTTCGCCATGGTCGACCAGCGTGCCAAGAATATGTTCCTGACTACCTTTGACGGCATCCACTGGATCTGCATCTTCTACGATAATGATACCTGCTGTGGGCTTAACAACGAGGCTGTAAACGCATTTGACTACACTGTCGAGTATCACGATAAAATCGGCAACAAAGACGTATGGAACGGTGCAGAATCCACGCTTTGGAATAATATAGAGCAAGCATACCCGAAGGAAATTGCGGAGATGTATGCCGAAATGCGCTCTAAAAAACTGCTCACCTACGACGAATGTATCCGGTTCCTCGATACCGAACAGGGAGATGCATGGTCCGAAGCAGTCTATAACGAAGATAGCTGGTTCAAGTATGTGCGTCCGCTTCTTGATGAAGGCAACGGTTCATATCTGTATGCAGCTCAAGGAAGTCGTAAGATGCACCGTCGCTGGTGGTTATACAATCGCTTCAAGTACATGGACTCAAAGTACATTGCCGGTGACTATAAGAACGATTTCGCAACCATGCGTCTCTATACCCCGTCAGAATGGGAAGGAGTAGAACCGAATGCGGATCTGACGATTACATCTTATACCGGGCAATATATGAACGTTCAATACGGATCATATACGGTCGGCGCACGGTCACAGAAAAATGTGCCGGTACAGATTAAAGCGCCGGCTATCCAGTTTAACGATACCGAAACAATCATATTCGGTGCAGGACAGGTCAGCTCTTTGGGCGATTTATCTGCTCTCTATCCCGGTACCGTGGATGTTGCTAAAATGACTAAACTCGTAGAACTGATTATTGGTTCAGGAGTAGAAGGATATCAGAATACCAACATGGAAGTCTTATCCGTTGGTGCTAACAATCTGCTCAGGAAGCTAGATATCCGCAACTGCCCGAACTTGAAGCAGGCTATTGATATTAACAAGTGTACCAACATCCGTGAAGTGTGGGCTGAAGGAACCGGAACAACGGCTGTAGTATTGCCCGAAGGCGGTAACTTGACGTTGCTTCATCTTCCTGATACAATCACGAACCTGACTGTCCGGAATCAATCAGAATTGACTGATGCAGGATTGGTACTTGCAGGCGTGCAGAATCTGTCAACTATCCGCTGGGAGAATACCAACAAGGCTAATGTCTTGTCTGTCATTGGCAGATGCTTCGCGCTTGATGATCCGAAGCTGGAACGTGTACGCCTGCTTGGTGTGGACTGGAATCTGACAACACTTGATACGGTTACCAAGTTAATCAAGCTGAAAGGTCTCGATGAAAACGGGAATAACACGGATAAGGCTATTGTAAGCGGAAAATGCCATGTCTCTGTAGCTTCACAGGCCCAATTAGCGAAAGTCAATGCGGCATTCCCGGAATTAGTGGTCACATACGGGCAACTGAAGCCGACACCGACAACGACGTTCACATTCTCGTCTTCTCAGAGAAAGACATTGACAAACCCTATATTCACGTGTAATGTAGAATTTGAAAAGGTCAGTGATACTCAATATAAGGTTGCGGTAGAAGACGGCACTTCCGTTGAATTTACATACCAGACGGATAACCATGAGGCGTTGACAAAGACTTATGTGACTGCCGGAACTCGTACACAGGATTACACGGTAACCTATATCCCGGTTCGCACAATCAGGGTGAAAGTATATAACCAGTCCACATACGTTTCCGGTGCGACAGTCACGATTGACGGGAAGTCATATACTTCCGATGCAGACGGTTATGTCATTTTACCTCGCAGTGGTGCAGCTATTTCCGGAACTGTATCAGCTTACGGGTATGGCGGTAACACCTTCTCTTTCGGTACGATTATAAATGATACTACGAATACGATCGAAATCTATGATGTTGTTGATGTTAAGTTCGTCGTGAAATATGGCTCTATTCTTATCGAAGGGGCTACTGTTAAATCAGGATCACAGACAGCCGTCACAAACCAATACGGGGAATGTACACTGTCTTTAGGGAAAGGGAGTTACGATTATACTGTTAATCATCCTAACTATTATGATTACTCCGGAACAATAACAGTAGGAACATCTGCAATGACGATAAATGTATCCCTTGAACTCGATATTGAAACATTAAAACCTGCCGAAAATGGTAATATTCAGATGTTGCTGCGAGGAACGTCAGCATCAATCTCCATAACATCTACAGAAGACAATTACGTGATAGACTGGGGCGACGGAAGTACTGAGCAGGCATCAGGCACAGGGAGTAAAACGTACAGTCACACATATACAGATAATAGCTTATTCCAAGTGGAGGTAAGTAATCATACAGGAATTACATCTTGTATAGGTTCAACGTCCTGCCTTATAGCTTATTGGAGCATTGGAAATAGTGCTGTGAAAGATATAACTTTTTCAGGTTATTCTAAACTAAAATATTTTGGTAATGTATTTAAAAATGATTCAGACAGGACAAATGCAAATAGCTTGTTAAGCTATTGCTCCAGCTTAACTTCTGTTGACCTCACACCATTGGCCGGTTGGACGAATGTGACAGATGCAAGTTATATGTTTAAAAATTGCTCCGGCTTAACCTCCGTCGATCTCACATCATTGGCCGGTTGGACGAATGTGACAAAAGCAGATAACTTGTTAAGCTATTGCTCCGGCTTAACCTCCGTCGATCTCACACCATTGGCTGGTTGGACGAATGTGACAAAAGCAAGTAACTTGTTATACCGTTGCTCCGGCTTAACTTCTGTTGACCTCACACCATTGGCCGGTTGGACGAATGTGACAGATGCAAGTTATATGTTTTACTATTGCTCCAGCTTAACCTCCGTCGACCTCACACCATTGGCCGGTTGGACGAATGTGACAAAAGCAAATAACTTGTTAAGCTATTGCTCCGGCTTAACCTCCGTCGACCTCACACCATTGGCCGGTTGGACGAATGTGACAGATGCAGGTTATATGTTTTACAATTGCTCCGGCTTAACCTCCGTCGATCTCACATCATTGGCCGGTTGGACGAATGTGACAAATGCAAGTTATATGTTTTACAATTGCTCCATCTTAACCTCTGTTGACCTCACACCGCTAGCAGGCTGGACGAAAATGATATCAAACTTGAGTTTGATATCATCGTGCAGTAAACTGACATTCATATCGGTACTTGCCGATATCCCATTTACACTATCATCCAGTAGTTCACTGACTAATGGTAACAGCTGTCCTATCTACGTTCCGGATTCAGCAGTTGATGCCTATAAGTCAGCCACCAACTGGTCTGCCTATTCATCACGTATCAAACCAATATCCGAGAAACAATGAAAACAGACGAATTAAACAACAGGCATATAATAGCGGAAGAAGGCAAAGTATTCCGCCGTATCTCTGACGGTCAACTGTTCGAGAATGAGATCTACCTCGGATACGCCTACTACATAGCAGGTGAACTGTTGGCAGAACCGCTCTTGGAACTACCTGAGCACTATGAGGAGATAGATGATCCGGTTGACGAAGAAACTGTCCTCATCGACGAAGATACACCGCTAGAGGATGAGAATACAGATATTGAAGAGACTGAAGCCACGAAGGATGAACCGATCCCTGATGTAGAACCTAAAAAAAGAATTACCGTTGCCGATTACCACAGGCTGGAAAAGCAAGTGGCACTCCTAATGCAAATGATAGGAGGTGTAGAATAATGGCAGGATTAATCAATACCGGCATCTGGGGGTTTATATCCTCAGCCAAAGCGACCGGCAGGAAGATCCTGAATGCTGCCGGCGAAGAGATTGACGAATGGGCCAGCACATTTGTATCCGGCTTATCGGGCTGGATAATCGACAAACTCGGCAATGCGGAATTTAAATCAGTATTCGTCCGTGACAAGCTTATTACAAACGAGTTTGTATACAACCGCATCCGCGTGACGGAAGACGAAGAGATAATCTCCAATAGTATCAAGATAGCCTCTTACTTTGACAACGAAGACGGGACATTTACCGTTTATCCCGATCTTCGTGAAGGAGACATCAATCCTTTAGCCGAAAATGACCTGCTAATGGGCTATTATCATAACCCTGCTAATGGCGGTGTTATTTATGCCGTGCAAAAATTCACGGCAGTCAGTGATCCGTCAAGAGAAGACCAGTCAATTCTTCTTGAACCTGAAGATAATGCTATACCTTACCGGCACATGATTGTTGTACGTGTAGGTAATCTTATTGATGAAGATCGTCAATCCTTCATCCGTATCTCCTCAAGAACGAATTGCCAATATTTCTATGACGGAATAGATAGTTGGGCAGCTTATGACAATCCGGATAATGTGAAGTGTACGCTCGGTCATGCGGACATCGGTTTAATTCCCGCATGGGCAAAAGATGCTGTAGGAAGTGTGAGACGCTGGTTCGGCTTGATCGCAGACGGAGTGATCATTCGTGGTACATTCATCCTGCACAATGACAAGACAATCGAAGACGAGTTGAATAATCGTGAGACTCAGATACGTGGTGACTTCGAAATCCGGGAGGACGGGATCACTGGCAAATGGCAGGAAGTCATCAAGTACGCGAAGGATGCTTCTGATTCGGCCGGTGCCGCCGCCGGATCTGCCGGTGTTGCCGGAGAGTACGAAAAGTCAGTCAGGGAACTCTCTTCTGAGTTTAATGTCAATTACGGGAAGCTATCCGCTGAGTTTACCGAAAAAGTAACGAAAGAAACCGGGGACTCACTGGGTGCTATTACATCGGCAACAGAACAGGCAACCGGCACTCTTCAACTCACAGCCAAGGACTTTGTACTCGCATTCACCGATCTGGTAGAAACCAAGACACAAGAAGCTACCGGGGAAATCGATGATGCTGTCGAAATCCATAAGTCTGAACTAAACCGAACGGCACAGGGATTGACTGATAAGTTCAAGGAAACCGTCACCGATGCGGAGGGAGATATCATTAAAGAAATCGGTACCCAGGTTACTCAGAACGCCAGACAATGGAAAGTGGAGGTCATGGGTGAAGACAAGGACGGTAATCCCAACACGATTCTTGCTGCTATCAATGCCGATGAATCAGGAATTAAGATAGAAGGTGAACGTGTCCAGATTAGCGGCCAACTTTTAGTTGAAGCCATCATGACCACCGGTATAAACATTGATGATAAATTCATTGTATCGGTAGAGAATGGGAAAGCGAAAGTCACCATGAAAGGTGAAATCTATGCTGATAGCGGAACATTCTCCGGATTCTTGAAAATACCATTTAAAACTTTTAAAGAAGGAGCTATCCCAAATGCTGCTACCGGAGAATATACCGTATCTGACTATTTCAATCTTGAAGCAAAAGGGGAAGATACAGCTACTCGTCTAATTCTCAATTTACCTACTGATGAAAAGTATATTGGTACGGTCCTTACCGTCTATGATAATCCTGTAAAAACAAGAATAGCCCCTATCGTCGAGATTAAAGGAAGGATGTATCACCCTTTAAATGTCGATGTTTACGGACTAAAATTAGTAACAAAAATAGAAACAGGTAAAGGAGGAGTAATACAGTTTATCGGAGTTAGTCGCTACGATGGATGCGTATGGTATGTTATTACTGACAGTCTGGGAGAAAGTACCAGGACATAAATAATACATTATTAATCATTAAAAAATAGAACTTATGAAAAAGGTCTTTTATGAATCATGGATCGCAGCATCTGCTTGGATGCACTTCTATTAAAAAGAAAGCCGTCCTGCACATCACGAAGTTACTATTAAATAAAAATTGAAAATACACATTTCGTTTTATGTTAACGAGATTGAAAACTATTCAAATCGATTTGTGATAACTTCGCAAATCGTTTTGCCGTTTATAGTTTCGTAGATATATTCAGCTAAGTCTTTTAGTTTTTTAGAGCATCTGACGTGTACTTCCCCTCTTTCGAATTTGTGCAAATAAACAGTGAGAAGTTCCGTTTCATCTCCGGTTAATCCTGTCCTGTTTTCGAGCTCCTCCCAACTGATGATTTCCCCTTTCACATGTCTTCTAGTGTTCTTTTTCCGTTTTTGGACCTTCTTTTTTACTTGTACTTTTTTCTCTTGTTGATTTGTTTTTTTCTTTGCCATAGTTTGCTAATTTTTGCAATGGTTAAATAAATAAATAATAAATTATACTTTGGCAAGCGTGCAACGAACCTGCAAAAAGATTTGTTTTTTTGCTGCATGCCAAATGGTATATATTATAAAATAACTAGTGATGCAAATGATGAGTAAAAATGGATTTAGCCGGTGTGGAGAGATCTACATCGGTCGTTTGCGAAAGGAAGGGCGTTATTCTACGGCGCATGTCTACAAAAATGCCCTCCTTTCTTTCAGCCTGTTCTGCGGCACGTTCAATGTGTCGTTCAGGCAAGTAACCCGGGAACGTTTACGACGTTACGGACAGTATCTTTATGAATGTGGGTTGAAGCCCAACACCGTTTCCACGTATATGCGTATGCTTCGCAGTATCTACAACCGGGGAGTGGAAGCGGGTAGTGCTCCTTACATCCCCCGCCTGTTTCACGATGTCTATACGGGTGTGGATGTTCGTCAGAAGAAGGCCCTTCCTGTTGCCGAGTTGCGGAAGCTGCTTTATGAAGACCCCCAATCGGAACGTTTACGCCATACACAGGCTATTGCCGCTCTGATGTTCCAGTTTTGCGGAATGTCGTTTGCCGACTTGGCTCATTTGGAAAAGTCAGCTTTGGACCGGAACGTGTTGCGGTACAACCGTGTCAAGACGAAAACTCCGATCAGTGTGGAAGTGCTGGATACCGCGAAGGAGATGATTCACCGGCTTCGCAACAGTCAGCCTTCCCGCCCTGATTGTCCGGACTATCTGTTTGATATCCTGTCCGGTGATAAGAAACGTAAGGATGAAGGAGCTTACCGTGAATACCAGAGTGCTCTTCGTCGATTTAATAATTGTTTGAAGGATCTGGCTCGGGCTCTCCGTTTGAATTCTCCTGTCACTTCCTACACGCTCCGTCATTCTTGGGCAACGACAGCCAAGTATCGCGGAGTGCCGATTGAAATGATTAGTGAATCATTGGGACACAAATCTATAAAAACCACACAAATCTACCTGAAAGGCTTCGAGCTTAAAGAACGTACAGAGGTAAATAAAGGGAATTTATCTTACATACAGAATTGTTATGTAGGTAAATAA